CGTCCTGTCCTTTCCGAAGCGGGCAACGTCAGCGGTGATGTATTTCTGTCCGGTGAGTAGTTCATTGCGGAAGCAGCGCAGTACGTCATCAATATTGAACAGGCGGTCGATGCTTTCATCGTAATCCCAGTCGCCATCGCGCAGGCGCTTTCTGTCCTGTTCGGGCAGGCGGCTGAGGGTTTCCATGTAGGATTCCGGAAGGTGGTAGTTATCGCCTGGAAGTGCGGGAACGAACACACGGTGTTCAGGTAGTGTGCCATCCTTCCACGGCTTGTAATACTCATTGTATAGCCATCCCTTCGATGGGTTGCAGGTCATGAGCACCTTCGGCCTCAACTTGTATTCATTCAGTTTGAAACGGACGCGTGACTGCACGATACTCACCGCCTTGTGTGACACCTGCGATGCTTCGTCTATAAACGCATCCGTGATTTCAAGTGATCCAAGGCTGTCAAAGTTTGGATCAGAAGGATAGGCAAACAAGTCTTTGAGAATGATCTCACTGCCATTGATAAACGTGATGATATTCGATTGCGCATTGAAGGTGTAGTGATTGTCTGCCTGAAGTTTCATCTGAGCGCAGACCTCAAAAAAAGTACGCAGTGTGGTTTTCTTCAGGGTGTCAAGTTTCGAGCGACCGATGAGGCCGCGCGTACCTGCGTATTTCAATCTCCGCATGACCTGCCAACGGCAACCAAACCACGACTTGCCTGATCCTGCTGAGCCTCCGTATAACACAGACTCCGCGCCACTTTCAAGTGAAAGATGATCCAGCGCCTCTATCTGCTTGGGCAGGTAGTCATCTTGCCAGCTCATGGTGTTAGTGAATAGATGCCGGATTACCGTACACAGTTAATCCGGCAGGCACATCTTTGGTCACAACACTTCCCATCCCGACTATTGATCGCGCACCAACCGTCACGCGATTGCGGATCACACAATGCAATTTGATCTTCGCGCCCGTCATAACCTGAGCATAACCACCGATCACGCTTGTCGTGCATATCTCGCAATTATCACCGATATGCGCATCATGCCCGATGTGAACGTGCGCCATGATGATATTGTTTGATCCAACGATCGTCATCGTAGATTCATAAGGTGCTTGAATTGTCACCAGTTCGCTGATAACATTATTATCACCGATGAATACTTTTCCCTTAAACTGCGTCTGATCCACTCCCCTAATCTCACCATTGCCACCGATGACCGTGTAAGGCCCGATGTAGTTTCCTTTTCCCATCGTCACATTGGGATAGATAATGGCTGTCTCGTGAATGTGATTGCCATTGATTTGCAACCACCCGTCAAGATCATAAATGCTATTGCTCATTTGTGAAGATTTTACGCCACGTCTTGAATGCTTCAACGCTCCACTTGCGTGCCTGATTACCCCCTCCGGCAATCCAATCCGGTGAGGTAAATCCACGCTTTGGACCGTTTAATATCTCGGATGGAAGATCACAGGCAAACGCATCCTTTAGCACCTGTTTATTTTTTTTGAACTCATAGGGAATCTTCATGCAGAAATCTACAAGGTCATTGTCGAGGAACGGATAGCGAACCTCCAATGTGTGCGCCATACTCAGCTTATCACCCACCATCAAAACTGACGGCAAGAAGTTCTGAGCATCGTATGTAAAGCGATCCGATAAGTTCCAATTACCTACTTCAAAATACCGCTGCACTGATGGAATATCCTCGCGCGTTCTATTGACCACCTGCCAATAGTCGGGATTGTGATAACGCCACTCATAACCCGCGAACAATTCATCCGCGCCCGCGCCATCAAATAAGATTCGCACATGATTCTTCGCCTCCTCATACATTCCGTAATTCGGCCACGATGCACCCGCACGAAGATCCTCCAGGTAAAAGATCGTCTCCGGCAAATGCGCAACGCGATTGTACACAATTTCGTGATGATGATATCTTGCCATCATACGCGCCATTGGTCGCTCGTCCTCTGTACCCTCATATCCAACCGTAAAGCTATATGCCGATCCTGTATGCGCGGCAAGTATCCCGCTATCAATGCCACCCGATAAACACACACCGGAAGGTTCATCGACGCGCATCCTGTCGATTGCCTGAAGCAGAAGTCGACGCACCTCAGATACAGCAAATTCGTAAGTCATCGAATAATCCGGCTCAAAATTCCATTGCCATTTAGCTTTGTTTCGATTTATTTTTGCCATGTCATAAATCCCGTGAAGCATCATCCTCTCGCTGAGTGGGTGCTGAACGGTCATCCATTCGTTGACGCGGTTGAAATCTATCTTTCGCTCAAATCCTTTATAGTTCAGTATTGGCTTGATCTCAGATGAGTAGATTACGCCATTACCCAAGTCAGCAGAGTATAATGGCTTAATGCCGTAGCGGTCTGAATAAGTCTTAACCCCTGTATCACTAACCACAATGATTGAAAACATCCCGTTAAGCCGTTCCGCGAAGGTGTCACCCTCCGCAAAGAATCCTTTCGCCAGTACTTCCGTCTCGCTGCCTGTGTAGCCAAGTTCCTTGTAGTTGTAAATCTCGCCATTGAGATACACATCAAGTCCATTGGCCTTGCCGACTGCGGGAGCGGCCCGATCGGTGACTGCCATTCTCAGGTAGCCAATCATGCAATGATCGTAGATGTTAATAATCATTTCATCCAATCCCCTGTGCGCCATAGCATTCAAGCCACGAACCATGTCGTATTGTGCCGATGTGTCGCCCGGGATAAAAGCTATAATTCCGCACATTGGAAAACAAAGATTTGGTAAATGCCCCCATCACCATTACTGACCATATCCGCACCCACCTTCACAAATCCCATTGCTGCGTAGTCATGTCTGAAGTAAAAGTTATCATCAAAACTATTGGTCTCGCAAACGATCACGGCCTTGCTCGCCATTGTCTTCAACCCGTCAATTAGCGCATTAATGTTTTCGTGTGGTATATGATCCAGCACCGAGCAGGTGAATACCACATCAAACGGTCTAATTGGAAGATGCCGTTCATCCCCACATATCACGCTATCCACTCCAGCCAAATGCGCTTGAATGCAGTTCAGTATTGATATGTCCTGTCCACAGGTTTCAATCCTTTTGTCAAGCGCCTCCTCGATCATCTTCAAATTCTTCCCCGATCCGCAGCCAAACTCAAAGACCGACACCGGCTCGAATTTGATGATCTCTGAAATCAATACGCGATCAATGTCGTCGATGTGATTATCGGCAACGTAATTTTTGTAAAACTCTTTTGGGTGTGTGAGATTCATTCTGTGCAGGTTATTATTTCATGTGAAATATGCTGAGGGAAGGCAGATGCAAGCATTGGCGCGGAATCAACAAAATCCGTGTTATCCCACTTGCGGAAAGGTGTCATATTGGTACTACTCTTGATGTCAACCATGTATGCCTTCTCATCGCGCAAGTTAAATGCTTTCTGTGTGTGTTCAATTCCGGCCATCTGATAATCCATCGCCGTATCAAGTAATCCATCGAGGCGGGCATTGGTGTGGGCAGGTTTCCAGGGCGCCCAATCCATTGCCTCCATCAACTTATTCGACAGCATTCGACCCGCCCCGCAGGCATGGCCGCGATTATTGCTGGCGCGATACCCTCCCCAATACAGTGACTTTTTGCTCACAATGTCATAAAAATAGCAATCCAATGTGTAGAGGTAGTCGGTCTTATTCTCCCGCGCCTCCCTCAGATACATTTCCATCATCGTGATTCCCACAAGATCATCCGATCCGAGCATCAGGCAGTAGTCTGGATTCCACTCGCGCGCCCGTTGACAAGCCGCGTCGAGTTTCTTGCTGATAGGTTTGTTTTCGTGTTCGATGTAGGTAAATCCGTAATCTATTGCCGCCGTCTCGCTGACCTTACCTTCCGACCCCGCTACAAAACACTTGATGCGGTTCGCGCCATAGATGAATTGCAGATATTGAACCTGCATAGCAAACAGACGGAATACCTCAGGACGTTTCCACATCGCCGTGATGATGGCAATTTTTATATCCAGTTCTTTTACCGTTGCGTGGAGGTCGGCGGCGGTCGGGTGTATGTAGGTTTCTTTCATGGTTTCAGTCTTTCATTTTTACGGACGTCATTCATAGCGGCGAGGATTGTTTCAACCTGCTCTTTGTCCAAAAGTAGCCTTGCGTGTTGAATGCAGTCCGCATCTGTTTTGTGGAATATCTCTACCCAGCATTCTTCGCGCTCACTCATCGCATCATATGGCGTGTATTTGACAACGGCAGTAAGTCCGGTCAAATCATCAACAAGTTTCTGTGTCATGGCTTGTAAATTTTATCGCCCGTGATTTCATACAGCTTGTTCAATCGCGCCTGAATCTCACGGCCAAGTTCGGCCATCGTCACGCCCTGCATGAACCTCTCCTGTTCATCCGTTGGTTCGATACTGAACACAGCGGTGTGCCGCGCAGTGAGGATCTCTACCTCGCGCTCCAGTTCTTCTACCGATGTGTGGAGGTCGGCGGTTTCTTTGATGCTGAGTTTGTCCATTGGTTATTGTGGTTTAGCAAAAGTGATTGTCAGGTTATTGTGATCGCAGTTCATAATCTCCATGAACTCGCGCTTTGTGATTTCGAGCTTTCTGTTTCCGGGCAACCATCTCTGAATGACAATGCTTTCGTCATACATATACCCGTCAAGCTCATGCAAGATTATATCTCGCGCCACTGACCAACAGACCTCCGCCTTTTCTGTTTCGGTAATCATGATGTATGTGTTTGAGTTACAAATTTACGAAGTCCATCCTGTGCTGCCTTAATCGCATCAATCCTATCCTGAAGCGACTGAATCTGTGACAGTACATCTTCCACGCAATCGGCTGTGTAGTACCCCTTCGACGTGGCGATCACGGGCAAGATAGCATTCTGCCGGATGTGGTTTACGATTTTCCTCAAACGCGGTTCGGTCAGTCCTGTTTTTTTACAGATTTCCGCGCCCGTTATTGCGTTATCTTTCCCTCGGTGGGCCTTCATACCGGCAATGACGATTGGAAGTAACCTTGCCTCGTTTGCGTCGAGTTCGCGGGTAATGGTTTCAAAGTTGGTTATCATCCCGTACACCCTCCGCTATCGCACATTATGTAATTCTCAATCGCCTCCAAAACCACTTCCTTGCCTATCTCAATCCTGTTGGCAATGATCTCAGCATAAGTCTGTTTCGAGTCAAGCCAGGTGCCTTTTCCCTTCTCTTCCTGCCGGGCAAACCACTCCATCTTATTCCTGTTGATCTCAGCCATAGCCGCCAGCGTCTCAGGCTTCTTGTGAAAGCACCCCACGCAATTTGATACCGCAGGAAATACTATTTGCCTTTCCGGCTCAAAAAGATTGGCGGGGATACGATGCTTCGCCCAAAAATCCTTTATCATCGCCTCGGTAATCCCGTCTTGAATGAGCGGCATTGAGCAATACCTCCAGTTGAAAGTATCGTGCCTTTGCTTTCTCTGTCCCATTGTAGAGCACGAAACCGGATACTTGAAATTGGTGGGATCGCTGTAATTGAAAAAGTCAAGCATCCTCTTGAACTCGTTAGCCCGAAACCCAATTCGCATATCCACCTTTTCACCAAGCTCCCGAAACCACCACTTGAAAATTGGTATCAGCTTCATTTGCGTGGTGCAATACCTCCTGGCCCATGATGGAAGCCTGGTTTTTGAGCCCTCGTCTATCACCTCGTCATAAGACTTCCCACGCAGCCAAATAATCTCCCGGCCTATGACCTGCTCCAATTCCATCATTGCTTTCAGCGTCCTGTCGTCTTCCGCAGTAGCGATAAACTCCCCGTGCTCCCAAACCGAACGCACGAGCTTATCCTGAGTATATCGCAATACAGCCGGATCTTCCGGTGCGCACTCTGGATCGTCAATGCAAACCACAGCGAACACATTGTAGTCCGCCGGGTA